ATAATAAAATGAATAAGAGTTCGTGTGGGCCGAGTACGATCTTTCGGGTCAGCCGCTAATTCTTAATCTACATCTTTAAATGATGCTCTTGATTTTAATCTTCTTACTTCATTAGGGTGCATACACTTACCCTGATATCTTACTAATTTTGTACCTTGCATATCACGTCCACAAGGTCCGTCTTCTTTCGGTATTTTAATACCTTCTCTTTTAGGTCCAGCCATTAGGTTGACTCCGCTCCAGCTACAGTACCGTCTGTAGTATTACCTACCACCTTACTACACTGTGCTACCTGTGCTGCTTTGGTTCCATTGTCATTATAAGGTATGAACCAACGGTCACCAGTTGCATTGACTTTGTATTTTACCACCATAGCATCGTTACGTGCCGATGGATCATAAGCTTTTGACATAATTAAAATTCTACGTTTGAACGTTCTAGTTTATCAAAAATATCCTGTTGATAAGCAGGGTCATTTGCATAGCGAGGGTCTTTCATAGCTTGTACTACTTCAGCTTGACTACGGAATACATCACGTGAACTACGTGCAGCCTTACCTGTCAGCATACGTCCCTCATATCCTTCTGCATTTTCATACTCACTTCTTAATCCTGCTACAGCAATTTGAATAGCAGTAGCATTACCTTGATTAATAATACTATTAAAAGCGTCTAATTTTTTCTCTGCTAAATTATCAGCTGCCCACGTCACCATGTTTTGATATGCTTTTTCTCCACCTGCTGAATTATAAACTGTATTCATTTCAGCATCAGTTAAATCAGCAGACTCTGCATATTGTCCTTCTGGTGCGTTAGATTGTATCGCCATGTAAGCATTGACAAGATCTTGGCTACTCATTTCACCAAATTTGTCCATAGTTTCTTGGGATAACCTACCTTCATTAGCATAATATTCATCGGAAGCTTCTGTTATTAAAGATACTGCAGGACTAACTTCCTCATCTTCATCTTCATCTAATGTATCAACTTCAGTATCTTCATCATTATTTGAACCTAACTTTTTTTGAAGTTCAAGGTATGCATTTTCTAAATCTTCTGCATTATTAAACTTACCAGCATACTGTCTAGCTTCCTCTTCTCCTAATTTCTCTGCTACTTCTAAAGAGTTCTGTTCATCTTCTGAAAACTCAGGTGCATTAGGATCTGTTGGATTATAATTCAGTGTTTCCGTCATTCTTTACTCCATTAGCGGTGGTTACTTTAAGGTTACCTAGACCTACTGTAGTTACAAACTCAGGATCTAGTCCTATCTTGGCTTTAGCTTGTATAACTGTTGGTTTAGCAATATCATTATCTATAGATTCAGGTTTCGAAACCTTCGGAAGGGAGGGCTTCTTCTGCTTCACCCTCGTCGGGCGGGATGGTTTGTTGCTCGTCATTCTGTTGTTGGTTCTGTCCTGTTAACTGATCGTATCCGTCATTTAATGTTCTACCCATTGCTGGATTCTTACTTGGATCAGCCATTGGAGAAGAAGCTAATTGCCCAGCTTGTTTAAGTAATTCTTGCTGTTGCATTTGCTGCATCTGCTGCTGCTGTTCCATCTCCATAGTTTCTGGAGATTTAACAAGGTTTAATACATCTATACCTTGTGCTGCTGCAAGTCGTTTAATATATTCAGTAGGATCAAGATATTTAGCCATGACTTCTTGTCCCATTGTTTGAGCAATGGTAGTTATAAATTGTACAAGGCTCTGTTGATCTTGTCCTCTACCTAAAGCATTAACTCCTGCAACTATTTCAGGTCTTACTAGATCTTTTGGAATCTTAGGTATTGTATTTGTACGTTGTAAGATATGTAAAGTTCTATTTAAGTATGGAACTAAGAACTCAACTGTGAGCAAACTGAAGAGTCCACCTAGCTGTTGTTCTAATTCCATCTGCGTGAGGCGTACCTCTTCCGCAGTTGTCCTCTCACTTTGTCTGACTTGTAGTACAAGGAAAGCTTCATTAATCCGCTTCTCCAGATTCATCATCTGTTCTTGTGCTGTTCTAAAGTCAGCTGTCTTGCCTACCTGTACAACACCTACATCATCAGGTCTACCCTGAACGATTGCACCGTTGCCAGCATCGGCTATAGTTTTAGGCTTTGTTGTTGAAGATGGTGATACTAAGAACACTACCTTAGCAGCGGCTGCAGATCCTTCTACAAGAGCTTGGGATAATCCTTCTAATGAACGTATGTCACCAAGAAATTCCTCAACTCTGCCACGCCCATAGTCCTCACCATCTACCGTATTAAATCTTAACACTAACCAAGGACTTGCGTTCTTGGGTGCGGTGCTGCGACTACCCGGAAGTATCTTATCGAATGCTTCTTGGTGCCAAATCCACCGACCACTTGACTCATCCTTTCGGACGTAGGTGTATACCTCAACGTCTTGGTCATCTGATCCTGTCTTATAACCATCATCACCCGGAGAATTAACTGCTGGCTGTGGTACTAGGAGTTCTGGCAGATCATGACTCAGAATCCTTCGACTTATAAGTTCCTTTGTTACGACTTCACAAATGTTTCCATTACCATCACGATTAACAACGTAACGATTAAGAGGATAATTTTTTAGGCCGTCTTTGCCCATAAATATCAATGCATTCCCAGACACAATTAAATGTTTGAGTGCTTGGTGGACGACAACTCTATCACTAGAGGCATTGATATAATCCATAACCATTCTCTCTAATTTAGAGAATGATAAATCTAATTCACTTTTAACATCAGGAGCAATCTCCTCTCCAAGTTTATCATCTCGTATTTGCAGTTTAAAAAAGCTAGTCTGTGGTGGTAACAATGCAAGCATAAGTTTTGCTGCTAAGTTAACCGTTGACTTGGCTCCAACTGACTGCCAAGGAGTATGTAACTTTTGGTGTGTTGGTCGTGAGCTTAAATCTTCTTGTATTAAATAAGGCAGTGTTAATCTAGAACACTCAACTGCGGTATCAAGGAACTGTGATCTACCTCTTGTTAGTTGTGTGTATCTATCACGTGCTTTCATTAGTATGCTCTGTCTGTTCTACTAGACTGCGATGGTCCCGCAGGATTATTAGTAGTTTTTGTATTTGAATTGTCAGTCTTCAACAAATCTCTATTCATTTGAACTTCTTGCTCTTGGTTACCATAGTAATTATTAGTTACTGTAGAGGTTTTTCTATCCTTATTGGATAACTGATCTGCACCATAGCCAGCTAAACCTCCTGCTAATATTGGACTACACATAATTAATAAGCTTTGTTTGTTTTACTACCTGACTGACTTGATGCAATCGGGCCTTTGTTTCTATTTCTATTAACATCTTGTTGAGATCTATCATTAATATTTTCAACTACTTGACCGTTCACCATATCATCAGGGGAGGCTGGACCCTTCTCATATACTTTAGGTTTAGGAGGTTGATATGATGCAACTGCTGGTGCACTCATCATACACATAATTTATACCCCTGTACTTATGCCACCTTCTGGTCCTTGTGGCATTGATTTCTCATCGATTGCAGCCATTTGTTTCACGCCCTCTTTAGTTTTTTTAATTTCTAAAGCTTTCTTCTTTCTTGTTTCTAGTTTCTCTTCTTCACTGCCTTCTTTTAAATCTTCTGGTTTTACATATTCCGCTGGTGCAGCAGCTGATTTTATCTGTGGTGCTGCTTGCTGCCTTCTAGGTGCCGCTGGCATCTGAGGCATCTTAGGTGCGAATGGTCCTATACACATTAGTTCTCTTCCTCTAATAGGTTTCGTATATATTCTACCACGCTGGCCTGACCAGCACGGTACATGATTGATTCAACTGGTTCTTTAGGGTGGACAGGATTCCATTTGAAATTGTCCTCCACTTTCTTAAACAACTCATCAACTCTTTCGTTGTGAAGCTTAAGCGTATTTAGGGAGATTGACATTGCTATGTTCGAAAAACGCTGGCATCCTAGCTCGCTGTGTCTCAGAAAAGCTAGGGGCTTTACCTTCATACATTAAGCGATCACTAGCATCCAGCCAGAATTTTTTGTCCAAATATTTATCGTAGGTATTTATACCTAGGGGTTCCATAACCCAGTTAATGGTGGCCTTCCTAAGTTTATCCAGAGAAGGGCTAGCAGATAAGCCCAACTCAGCACATACAAGAGAATTCGTTCCGACATGGATCTGCTCGTCTCTGGAGATATCGGCAGATACAGTACGAAGAGCAGCATCCTTTCTCTTC